CTTATCAGTAATGTCGAGATCTCTTAAAAATCTTTCCCAGCAAAATACATACTTCCCATCATTCAATAATTTCAAACTATTTTTCTTACCATCTTTATCATTGTCAAGCAAGTAAAAGCATCTTAGGTCACGTATTTCTTTCTTAACTTTTTCTGTAAATTTTAATCCTAAAATGCCAATACAATTCTTTATAAAAAAACTATCTATAGGTCCTTCTACAACTATAACAGGAAGCTTTCTATCTATCCCATAAATTCCATAAATCTCTTTATCTCCAAATCTTCTGTTCAAATACTTAGGATCACTTCCTATCAAAGTTCTTCCTTGGTAGTAGTAAATCTTTCCGAAAGTATCGTAGAAAGGGATTATCATTCTTCCTTGAAATACTCCTCCAGTAGCTACGAAAAACTCTTTCCAAATGTTTTCCGGCAATTTTCTCCGAATACATTCTTCACGGGCTTTCTCAAATATTTCCGAATCACCTTTCAAAATTGGTTGGAAATGCTTTACATCATCCTTTTCTAAAATTATTTTCTCAGGAACATTTCGAGTATTTTTCGGAAAATTTGGAGAATATTCTTGGAAATAATTCTCTCTGCGGTAATCTTCGAAAAGCGTTGTCCCATATAGATAATCACATTTCTTGAATAAATTTACTACAGATATTCCCTTATCATTCGCCTCACAGTCTCCATTATGACAAATATAAACATAAGAATCTATTCGAGAATTTCCTTTAAGAATATATCCTCTCTTCTTAGTCTTATTTGTTTTAGAATCTCCACATAAAGGACAACGACAAGTAATATAGTTATCCTTGTATATCGCTTTGGATGTATAGTTTGACAACATCTTTTCGATATATTTTTCTAAAACGAAAGTGTTTTCCATTTTGAGATTATAACAAATTTAATCTAGGTTGTCAAGGACTTTTTAAAGAATTTTTCGAAATATTCATCTAGATTATCCCAACAAGTATTTTCACAAAGGTCTTTAATAAATATATTTTCGGAGCAAGAAAACATTATGAATTTATCTTTGGGCAATGTTATGAGATGCTTAACATTCATAACAGACATATTTTCATTTAATACATTATAATAACAATAAAAATTAACCGGTTTAAAAATTTTACACATCCTTTGAAAAGTTCTGAGGAGTTTTTAAGATAACACTTTCGGAAACGTTTGTCAAGGACTTTTTAGAGAATTTTTCGGAAAGAAAAGGACCAACTTTCGAAGAGCCTTTGGAAATAGTTTTTAGCAATCTTCCGACAAAACAAATACTAAGTCGTTTTTCAAAAAATTTATCACATTCTTTTCTAAATCTTCATCTTCATTATACAAAAGACATAGCAGAGGTATATTATTTTTCTCGCACCATTCTTTTTTGATTTTGTCATTTTCTTGATATTTTTCTAAACGATCTTGCATAAACTCTTCAGTAAACTTTCCGGAAAAATTAACATGAACAAAATGCTGTTTTCCTTGATATTCTATAGCACCAATAAAGGTTTCTTCATTAAATATAGCGAAATCGAATGATAAATGATTTTTATTTCTACAAGAATGTTTTGTGAAGTATGGATCATATTTTATAGAAAACTTTCTTAAAATTTCTCTAACATTATATTCGCCAGTAGAAATATCACAATCTGGACAACCATGCCCAGCCAAATGATTTCCTGGCAACACCCAAAAACTTTTCTGACAATCCTCACAAAACACTTCTACTTTAATGTCCCATCTTTTATATATTGTATTTTTATAATTATACCTATTGCCATTTATAAAAATACATTTTTCTATAAATTCTAAACTTGTCGGAGAATGATGACTACATAAAGGACACCCAGACAATGAAGTATAATGCCGTCTAACATTTTGTGTAAAATATTGTTCATGTCGGTTACAATAAATTGTTATTGGTGTTCTGATATTAACATAAATCATATCTTTATAATCAATGTTGTTTCCAAATTTTTCTACACAACGATTTACATAAGTTTCTTTAGTCATTGGTTTTGACATATTTTGATTCCTCGAATAGTTAGGTGGCTTACACAAGGTCCTATTTCAGCCTTCACCTAACTATCGAGTGTAAGCAATAGATAGGCTTACAAGTATTTATACAAAAATTTATACAAAAAACGCCTGAGAAATTTCCCAAGCGTTGCATTTAATAACTATCAGATTTAATTGCGGATTATCCTTCTCTAAGCTTTCTAAGGAATTCCTCTTCGGCATCATCAGATTCGACAACACCTGCGACAGGAGAAGAACTACTAGAACGTTCTTGTGCCTGCCCAGAAGAACTTTGAGTAGTTACTCCCAAAACCCTATCAAGATTTCCTTGCAACTTCTCATATGTTTCAATATCTCCCTCTATATAAAATTTTAATGAAATTAACTTTTTATCAATTTCATTTATAAATTTTTCGTCCCCTAAAGGACTTGGAGATGAAAATTCTGAAAGGTCATAGTCGCGCTGGAGATTTTGGTAACCTGGAACTTTCTTAGAACGAATCTTAAGTTTGAAATTAGACCCCTTTAAGAAATCAAGAACAGGACTTGGTTCATCACCATCGTCCTCGCTCGGTGACATTTTATTCAAAATCTTAGCATAAACCTTTTTTGGTATTCTCATGATTTTTACCGTCCCATTATTTTCAGGAGTATTTACATCCTTTATAATTAAAACGTTCAAATAATAAGAAGCCTTTTTAAACTGCTTTACTGTTTCCTTATTGCGGAATTCGTCATCACTTCCAGGCTGTGCATTCCTAATCCATTTTGAAGAGCTATATTCGCATACCGGGCATTTGTGGGTCCTGCCGAGGCTCGCCGGGCATTTTTTTATCAGCCATTTTCCATTTACTTCAAAAGAGTGAGAATATACTGTAGCAATTTGAACAGACTCATTCTCCGGAGCAGGCAAAAAGCGAACAATTACGTCTGCGCTTCCATCAACAAGTTTTGGCTCGTAAAGATTAGGGTCTACTTCACGAACAAACTTCTTCTTTTCTGAACTCTGTTTCATCTCACTTGCAACCGCGTTCCAATCTATATTTCTGGCCATTTTTCATTTTCTCCATTGTTTGTTTTTAGTTATCTCATCGCAAAATTTCTCGAAAATCATTATTCAAAGTCTCTCCATCTTACCTCCCATATTGTATCATGTTTAATCTTAGCTGTCAAGAACCTTTTTAAGAATTTTCATCAAAGTCGCGAATCGTTTATGCTCATCTGACTCGTTATCGCCACCCTTAAAAAATCTTGAATATTTTGCCATAAAGAACATAGAAACCATTTTGTTATCATAAAAGTATTTAGCTAAACTCTCACCATTAGTATTTATATTAAAATATGTCTCTAAAGATTTCTGGCAAGTTTTCTGAGAAATTTTTAGAATAGTTTCTTCATCTTGTTTAATCAAAGTATCTACGTCACAATTCTTAACTGTATCTGAAGACCATTTGAAAAAGTTTTCTAAAAATGTTTCAGAAATAATCAAATTCTCTATGAAAAATATTTGGAAGTCTTTTTCGGAAAAGTGGTGCGAAAGATACTTAGTATAGAATGGTTGAAGAGCTTTTGTAATCCTAGGATCTAAACGCTTTCCTAAAAAACCTTTGCAAAAACTCCAGTCCACTTTTTTACCAGAGATTCCTAACTTAAGTTTTTTAATGTATAAGTAGAAACAATCAAAGTCACAGTTGTTCACAAAGTTATTCCTCTATCAAAAAATTCAGATTAGATTTCTTCTTTTTGCTATACTTAATTGCTAATTCTTCTCTGAGCAAAAATAGATTTTCTTCGTTAAAACAAGAGAGAACAGTCTTCGTATCAAACATATCTTCTTCCATAAAGTAAAAGATATCTTGCATTAAAATTCTACTTTCATACATATCTTTTACGAACAAATTGAATCTATGGAACTGCTCATTTTTATTCCTTCTACCATTTATTACGACTTCCATATCGAGACCCATTTGAGAAAGACTTTCGAAAAACCTTTTCTTTAAAACTGAACGGACTATATCATCTTCAATATTTTTATAAATTTCTTTCTTCGGGGTTAGAGATTGTGGCATAAATTCTGCGAGCATTTTTGAGAATCCTTTTGTTTATTATTTCTATTCTATTCCGGTTAATTTGGAACGAGCCTGCTTAACATTACTTCCGGTTTGTTTTAATACCTCTACGGAAGCGTCGTCTATTATATCTTTAGGAGTAATTACTTGACTTAAATCTTGAGATTCGTCTACATCATAAATTCTCATTTTAGGATAATTTACTCCTACATAAAAATTGAAAGAATTTAACCCATATCTATTTTTAAGAATAGACCATTTATATCTCCCAGCCTCTTTAAGCTCTGGGTTTTGTGATATGCTAATTAAAAGATCGGCAGTATTTACTATACCTATAGATTCGGAAATATCCGTGATTTCTACGTTAATTGAATTATACGCATTTCTTGTAGTTTGAACGGAACTAATAATGGGAAAGCCATACTCTATACTTAAACATCTTAACTCTTCTGAAATCAACTTTAACTCGCTATATGTATTAGTATCTTTTGATTTGTTATTGGTTGTCATTAATCCGAGATAATCTACAATCAAAACATCTGGTTTAAACCTTTTTTTCGTTTCGTATTCTTTTAATATAGAACGGATTTTGTTAGTTGATACTGTTTTAGCCCCAAGCTGTATAATTTTCAAATCAGATTTGATAACGGATTTGACTAATTCAAACTTCTTATTAAACTTTTCTTTAGACATGTTTTTAAGTTCATTTATATTCTCATCAAACACGTTAGCCAAAACTCTTTCCATAATTTTTTGCTCTGACATTTCTAAAGATATGTATAAAACTTTTTTATTCTTTTTTAGAAAATTGCAAGCCAAAGAAGTTTTGATTAGACTCTTTCCCATGTTAGAAGATGCCAGAAATAAATTCAGACTTTTTTCGTGAAACCCGGAATCTATTAAATTGTCTAATGCAGAAATTCCGCTAGAAAAGACCGTATCCTTATCATGCATAGCTCTAAATATAGAATCTCGGTCATCTAATAATGAAAGACCTATAGAATTATCAAACGTAAAACTTAAAACTGTTCTAATATCGTCTGAATATTTTTGAAGTTCTTCTGATGGCTTATGAAAATTATCCTTCATATCCATTTGCAGATTTAATAATAAACTCTTTCTATAAAATTCCTCTAATTCTTTCAATATAAACTCTTTATCAAAATCTGAAGAATCATAATTCATTATTTCTATAAGTCTATCATAATCCTCACTAGATTTAATAAAAAGTTTTAGTTCGTTCATTCTAGGAAAGTGGGTATGTTTTTCCATGAAGGATAGAATATGTCCGACTATATGACTATTGATCGTATTAGAAAAAACTAGAGGATTCAAATAAGGAACTAATCTATCTCTTACTTCTTCATCTTTGAATAAAAATTGAATCAACAAATTTTCATACAAAGTTTTAGTTAATGCTTCTTCCAATGTTACTCCTGATTATTCTTTTTATTAAGAACTAATCCTAAATCGTTTTCCAAAAAATTTTTCAAAACATCTTTCCAATTCTTTTCAAAATATGGAATACACAACAAAGGCTTTTTATAAAAATCACAATAACACTTTTTAGTAAAATCATTCGACATTGTTTTTTCAAAATTTTCCTGTTGTTTTTCTTTAGTCAGTTTCCCACTAAAATTAACTAAACCATAATGTTGCTCTCCTTGATAT